ATCAACCGGTGCTGGCTCTGGTGCGGGCGGCGGTGGGGGGGGAGGTGGTGGCGCGGATGGTCGCGAGACTATACCGCCCATTATCCGGTATTCCCGCTGGTGGACCGGCTGAAGTCTGGCCCGAGTGTTTCTTGCGTTGGTACGCCTAGCAATGCGTTGTCGCCATCGTCGGACAACAGTAGCCGCCGACCGGATTGACGGCGGGCGCGTTTGCGTGCGGCGATCTCTTGCTGTGACTGGCGCTCTTTCGTCTCAAGCCGCGCGTCTTGCTCTTGCTGGCGGCGGAGTAGTTCCGGGTCGGGTCCGGGTGGTGGTGGTGGTGTTTTCGGTTTGCTAAGTAACCCGGCCATTTTTAACCCGCGAGAACATGAAAAAGTCGTGCTGGTCTGGCCCATAACATTTAAGACGACCCTCACGCTCAAAATGTAGCGCTTCCATGAATCGCAGCCCCGGATCGTTTTGGGAATGAACGGTACACTGTAGGCGAACAATGCTTAATTCTTCCACAAAGATGTCGAGCAGGCGTAGGGTCGCCGTATAAAATGGACGCACCACAGACGTAATTGCGGCGTCTGTAAGCATGATTAATTCCGCTGTGCCTTTCCAGAGCGGTACGCAGCCGACGATTACAATCGGTTTGCCCTTATGGCACCCGGCTAACACTGGTCCGAGATCGGCATAGGCGTCGATCACTTTCCCAAAATTGGGTATGTGTTTAAAAAACACGCCATCGGCGGGGCGAAGCGTCATCATCGACAGCAACGCCGGATGATACGGCACGATCTGGCAATCGAAGCGCTCCAGCCCACACGCCTTGGTCAGCGCGCCGTAGTCCTTAAGCAGAGAAGACATCGAAGTCTAACGGTGCTGTCGGCGTGTGCATCCACGTCGTCGGTCGCCGGGTCATCCGTTTATGCTCGCCGCCGCCAAGTGTGAGATACCCGAAGGCGTCACCGATATGGCTATGTTCGTTTTTATTCGGGACATCGCGAAACCGCTCTTGCCCGGCACCCATCGCGACCCTCGAAAAATGATAGCCGCCAGCCAGTGCCTTGCGCGTGCGAGTGCATTTCTTGTCGATCAATAACCCCGGTCGCTTGTCGATGTAGCGGATCATTGGCGATGCCATCGCCTCGCGGCGGGTCTTCCAGTCGTTGGTCGCTGCCGGGCGAGCTGTCAGTCCCAAGGTCTTGAGATGGTCGAACGCGGTCACCTCGAATATCTGGTCGCGCTGCATGCCAGCGGGATCGCCCCAGATCAGCACCTCCGCTTTTGGGTATAGCGTCTCAAGTTCTGCCTTCAAGGTATTGCCGAAACGCTCCAGTCCCATGTCGAAGCTGACAAGCTCATGGATTATGCGCCACTGCCCGCTAATGCTGCGTTGACCAAAGCACGCGGCGGGCGTCAGTCCAAAGTCGAGGCCGATTTGTATGGGCAGCGATGGGTCGTACTCCAGCGCGTCGACACTCATGCTCTCGTCGTCGTATTCCGGCGTGATCGGTTTCCCTTCTTGGACAAATGTATATTCACCCTTTGCATAGCATCTGATCCAATCGAGATGCTTACCGCCGACCAATTGCTCGTAATAACCGCCGGGCAAATTGCTCACGTTTTCCGCGCCCGGATTGACTTGCCACCATTTGCCCGCGCTTTGTACGAACCCATTAAACTCGGGCTCGCTTGGCAAATCTTCAAATGGCGTTTCGATTACGCCACCGGGTTGCTGGTAAAAACTCCACGCATATTCTCCGATGGGTGCCTCGCCACCTTCTGCCAAGCGCCACCACCAATGATCATCCGGCATCGGATTGGAATCCATCCAAATGCCCCGCCATGTCGGCCCACCGTCAGCTTGTACCGGGAACCTACCGACGCGATGCGTTAATCCATCAATAATTGCCTTCGGCAACTCTCGCGCTTCGTTTATCCACGCGCCGGTCAATTCAAGCGACAGCAATTTCCGCACGTCTTTTGGCTCCGAGAGCGCTAAAAATATCACCTCGCAATCAATTCCGGCAGCACCCTCTCTGCTCGGCAATTTGATGTGATGTGTGATCGGTGGCGACCAGTGCGCGCGACCCCATATATGCTCCGGAAATATTTCCATCCACGTCTTGAGCGTCGTTGTCCGAAGCATCGGGTAGCTGTTCCGCACGACAGCAAACCGCGATCTGCGGATGCCATCACGCGGGCTCGGCTTTTGCTTCACAGCGCGGAGCATTATTTCGGCAGCGCATGCGTAGCTCTTGCCAGAGCCGACCGGGCCCATGATGCCGCGCACGAAACTATCATCACGCAGAAATTTCCAAACAGTCGGGCTTTTTGAGAAGTCGAGATTTAAATTTGCGGTTGGTTCCATCACAGTGCCTTGAATTTGTCGATTGAGATAAGCGCTACCGGCTCGATGTCTTGGTCATCATTGCGGTCGCGGCGACCACCCATGCCCACCCGAAACTCCGACGCGGATGGTCCCGCGATCTGCGTCCAGCCAATCGCATCGGTCCACTCCACGACCAGCACGACCGGCGTATTCGTTGCGTGATAGAGCATTCGCGATGCCATCACCTTATGCAGCGACACCATGTATGCCGGGTATTTTGTGCGCGTGGTTGAGCGACATTTTAGCTCGGCAAATCCGACGACCTCACCATCGCGCAGAAAGGCATAATCGACCGCATAGCGGATCGGCAGCTTGCCAAGCTGGCAGCTCCATTTATCGACGAGCTTACCGGCTAATGATTGCTCGGCAAGAAGGCTATTTTTCGTCTGCGGGTGTCTCAGCATTAAGCTCTTCGTAGGTGGTTTCGACAACCTCTGGCCCGACCATTTTGATGCCGACGACAGACGGCGTATTGCTCTCCGGTGGCGGCGCTTCCAGCAATCCGGCAGACTTGGCTAGCACGCGCAGCACGCTGATCTTGTCGTGCATCTCCAGCTCAAGCGTCGGTTCGCCTTTGTCGCTTTTGGATACGCGGATTTTCTTGATCGCACGGGCAACGTGGTCGGGTATTTCGGCAGATGCCTTGACTCGCACGTTGCCAGCCTCGTCCCATGTGATCACATCGGTGAGATTAGCGGATGCGATGTCGAGCAACGCTTGCGACACCGCATCCTTGTTCTCCATGATGACATCGTTTCGACCGCGTAGACGCCTCTCCAGCGCCTTTACGCCGCCAAAACGACCGGTCGGGGAGCGACTACCGGCCACTGCGCGCGATCCTTCGCACTTGCGAGATATATTCTGGCGGTCGGCGGATGCCACAGCGCTGCATTTTCGATGATATGCTCTGCGGTGAGCGATTAAATCGCCGCGAAATCTCGTCAACCGAGACGCCGCTTTCGTACATTTTAGCAATAAACGCGACCTCGGTCGGCATATACCGCCCCTTCCGCTGGGCGGGCGCTTCCGCACCCACCCGTAGCCGTTTTAACCACGCCCACATTAGAACGGCATCTCGTCGTTGCTGCCGCGATTTGCACCATCCGGGCGCGGGCGCGGCTCCATCATAATCACCCGCGTCTCGTACTCGCCCTTATCGTTTTTGCTTGGCAAAGGCAGCGCCTCGAACGTGAGATTGAAGCCATTCCCGGACTTATTGGCGAAGGCCACGCCGACCTTAGTCCAATAAGTCTTGCCGTCATTCCCACTGCGGGGAACCATGAGATCATACCGTTGTGCCATCAGTTTAATTCCTTCCGATGTTTCGTTTTCCGCGTGTAGACCTTCGCGCTCTTGACCACTTTCCGGCCAAATAAACGCAGCGACGCGGCTGCGGGTGACCGCCGTCGCAAAGTGTAAAAACGGGCGGGCAATGGCGCCGGGAACACCAAAAACCCGCCCAGCATCTGCGGTGAAGAGGCACCACCACGCGAGACCATCCCGCATGTCTGGTACGCGCAGACGCTATTCATAGAGCTTCAACCAACTGTTTGATCAGCGTGCGAGCATGGCCCGCTCCCACTCGCTTGGTATGCAACTCACCATCGAGCTGGACGCACATCTCAACACCGCCGTCCTCGCTTGACCGGGCAAAAACCAGCATTGGCGACAGCTCACGACTGCACGACAGACACTTGCCACCGACAATGCGCGTTGTAGTGCCGCACCACTCACATTCAATCACGACCGGCCCCGCAACGGTGGTAATGGCGACTTGGCAATGCGATACGCTGACGACCGCGTTTGCTGCGCCTTGAGCTGACCTCGACGGGTGCTGGTCGCGTAATCCTCTTCCGATTTGGGCTTGTACTTGGGTATATCGCTCATTTGCCGGGCTCCCGTGGGAATAGGTAATACGTGTCAATAATGTGTGCATAACGTGTATAGAGGTCCGCCTCCGATGCTCGGCAGACGTTGAGATCGTCCACGAATGCGAGGTAGAGACCGAGAGGGGGGAAGAGGGAGAGGGCCAAAATAATGGGAAATATTTTTGTGAGTGCCCCATCTACAGCGGCATGCCCCACCCCCCGGAAGGGGCCTCTTTTTGCCCAGCCGCTGCGGGACGTGTACGTGTCCCCGCTGGCATCGTCACTCTCCGTATCGGACGTTACGACTTGGGACACCTCACGCATCCGTAAGGAATAGAAGGTTGAGAGGCGCAGACTTCCTTATGTCTCGGCACACCATCAATGCGTAGCGTGCCTCATCCTTCACGATGTCGACGCCCAGCTTCTTCACTGCCTTGGCCCCGGCACGTACAGCGTTCTCGTTAATCACCCGCAATTCCCCCGTTATTTGGCCGACCTCGCTCGCGTACCATCGTGCCACCATCTCACCATCAACTAGCTCAACCTCACCCCTTGCATCCCCGTGATTTAATTCACCCCCAGCCTTATCGTCACCGACTGCCTCGATCTGCATCGGTATGCTCTGCTCATCAACGGGTGGCGGGTCTTGCGTATTCATGGCGTCAATCAGCTCATCCGTATCTAGCCGGTGGTCGTAGATAATGCGGTAGACCGTGCTGTAGATGTGTTTCCACTTTGGGTGGCTCTTGTGCGCTGATACCTTCTCGACATAGCCCAATTCAGCCGCCCGTATCATCGCTGCTTGCACTTGCCTATACGACGTATTGACCGTCTCTGCGATTGTCTTGAGTGCGGGCCATGCGAAGCCTTGATTGTTAGCGTATGCACAGACAGCTAGCAGTATGTGCAGTTGCTTCTCTGTCAGCCCAATTGCGCCCTTCTTGCCGCCGTGTTTCTTGCTGACGAACTTGGCGTCCCAAATCGCCCTCGTCGGTACATACGTGTAAATGCTCGGTGGCCCACCATTCTTTCTCCCAATGGAATGCGGAAGCCCCTTTAAATCCTCTACGGGCGTCGCTGGTGGCTCTTGGCACTCTTTTGGGCCCGATGGCACCCTATTCGCTTTGTTCTGCATTTATATCGCCCCCTATCGACTTCTGACACGATTGGCTTCCAAGTAGCTCCTTAAACCCCGCCAACACCTTGGCGCGCTCTTCCGCGCTCTCGACCTTTCTGCTTGGCAAAGGTGCAGTCTGCTTGATCAGCGTGAGCTTGTTCATCGCTGCCCGTGTTCGTTGGTAGTTGATGTCTGCATTGATGTGCCGCATGAACGTGCCCACTCGCGGTGGTGTTTTATACTCATACGTTTCCGCCACTCGTCTCACTGCTCTCTCCAGCACGTCAGCCGGGTACTCTTGCAGTCGTTCGACATACTCCC